AGAGTTGGTAGTAACATAACCTGTAGCTATCGAGTTAGGATTACCACCAGAAAATACTAGCTGATCATTATTACTATAATTAGTTCCCCCATTAACAATAACAGGATTAGATAGACCACCTGTTAGATATAGAGTTACGACTTCACTATCAACATACCCTTTACCTGAGTTAATAGCTTCTGTAGTACCTATAACATCATTACCAGATGAAGGTAGAGCAAATACATTAGCATTTAATCCGTTTACAGTACCATCAGGTCTAAACATAATAGGATCATATAATGCAAAATTTGATGAAAGAATATTAGTAGCTATACTATAGAGTGCTGATGGTGTAGAATTTTTAGTAGGTGGTCCGTATAGAATAATCTGTGTAGTATTAGTAACTTGTTTAATTATTTGATATTCACCTGTTGATGTATTAGACCCATTAGACTGTAAGTAAATACAATCATTGTTACTAAATACTGAAAAATCAGTGCTTGTACCTGTAACTGTATTTGATGTAGTTGAATAAGATATGGTACCTTGAAGATTACCTGATACAAGACTAGATCTGATAGTTATATATGGTGATTGAGTATAGCTATTACCTGTCTTGATATCAGCTAATGTTGCAATTGTACCAAATGTACCGTTAGTAAAATAGAGACTATCCTGCAGTGTATTTGATATATTGCAAGAAGCATTGCCATCCAAACCAAAACTAACAGCATTAAGAGCTAAGTTAGTATGGTCTATAATTAGGTCAGTATTATAAGTTATAACTTGTGAATATGACAGAGGGCCTATCTGAAAACTAGCACCTTGACCTGTTGTATCCCCAATCCCGTTATAGATAAAGATACTTGCATTACTTAAGTATCCAAAACCACCTGATACTATTCTAAAATTGACAGCACCCTGACTACGTGTCAAAGACATTACTTTAACAAGACCATCAATACCAGATGATATAACCTGATTTGTTTGTAGATCTCTATGGACTATCTTAAGAATATCACCTACATTAAAGTTTTGCCCACCATTAATAATACTAATTGAATCTAACGACCCTGTTACTGCAGGAGCAGATGATATTATCTGAGATATATTAGCGCTATCTTTATAAGAGTAATCAATTACCTTCTCACCCTGTTTGAACTGACCACCACGTGGATGTACATTAGATATAAACAGAGTAGATATTATATTCTGATTGATAGGTTCTTGAATATAGCTTTCACAAACTGCTGAAACACCTGATGACACACCTAGTATCTTTTTACCAACAAGATTTGCTAAACCTGCTGCACTAGTAACTTCTAAATACTTAGGTTCAACCCATGAACCATCTGATACTCTTAGAATATCTACACCTGGTAAGTAAACGTCAATATCTTGATCATAGATTAATCTAAAAAGTAGCTTATAGCATTGTATAGAACCTTTTGATCTGTATACATCAAGAATATGCTTGAGCAGGTATCTTTTGTTGATAATAACGTTAAAAGGAATACCGCACAGATATTTCTTCTGAAAGTGTATTAGAAATTCTTCAACTGTATCGTCAATATCTCTTAACTCAAATAATCTTCTTGAGTAATATAGAGGGTTATCTTGCTCTTCAAGCCATTCATAATAAGCTTTGACAAACTGAATAAATCCTTGTCCCTGGTCTTGGTAGAAGGAAGGAAACTGTTGTTCAATTAGATTTGATATACGTTTTTCTATAAGCTGAACCATTACTTGAGCTGCTCAATAATGTTTATCTGGCAATCTTCAAGTTTAATAAACAGAATGTTTTTCTGTGTCATTAATATATCTTTGTTCTGAGGCATCAAATAAAAGGATATATATTCAGAGTACTGTGATACTAGTAGCTTATTAATTAGTACCTTACCTGTAGAATAATTTACAGAACCAATATTAGAGTTAAGAATTGTGAACTTATTATTAATATAAGTATAGACATAAAGATTGCCTTTAGTGTCATCCTGTATATGAGAGTTGACATAATTGGCCCCTGTAGTAGAATCTACATATGTAAAATGAGATGAAGTAATAACAGGTTCATCAGGAGTTGTTTTTCCATAATATGCACCTTCAACTTCAACTGGATTACCAAAATATAACTCATATGAAGTTTCATAATCGATCAACGGTGTTATTCTCTTAACTAGAAGAACATTTGTATCATTTGATACGATAGAGCTATCTGCGTTATCTATTGCATTAACAAATCTTGAATATCTAAAGTCTTTACCAAACTTCTCTAGATTATTGCTGCTAAACTGTGTGATAGCTGTTTTAATAATACCAGATATTTCTTGAGCTGTCTTTGTTGTTAATGTTTTATCGTATTGAACTGTTGATGTAACCGCACAATAGAAGTACTCAGGGTCTTGAACAATGATACGTGTGGGTATAGAGATATACTTAAGCATATAATTAGCAACTTCTTGCTTTAAGAAGTCAGATGCCTGTTCACCTGTTGTAGGTTTAATAGCTACAATAACTCTACCATATAACTTAGGTTCTTGTGTTTCACCTCCATAAACATTAACGTCATCAACAACACCACTAAACTTTGATAAAACAAGAGAGCTATAATCATCAGTTGCAACTGCACGCTGCTGAGTAGCAAAGTATCTAGGTGCATATGTTCTTATTGATTCTATTGTTTGCGCTAGAGTACCATCTTGAGCGACTGTATTAGTATCAACTGTAGGTGTAGCTAGAAGCTCACCTGTTCCAGTAGGATCAAAATCGCAAGAGAAACTGCGTGCACTATTGGCAACATCTCCTGCCGATACTCTATACTCAATACGTATTAGTGAGCTAGCTTTAGGTTTATAACCAAAAATGTTATCACCAAATAGAACTTCATAATAACCATTATCAGTGGCTTGTAGAAAGAATACCTTAGAATACTCGTTTAATCCTAGAAGAGTATCAGTAGCTTTATAGATTTCACCATACTGTGATCCATCTTCATAAACTCTAACTTCAATTGATTGAGTATCAACGGCTTGATTGGTTATTTTAAATCTCTGTGTATCTTGTGTCTGCTGAAACACATAAGCATCAGAAAGATATGTACCTTCATATATATCAGTAGTAAACTGAAATGTAGTATTAGATGAAGAACATACAATTGCTTCAGGTGTAGTAAAAGTGTAAGCATTACTTTTAACTAGTGTAGAAAATTGTGATCCTTTAGGTATAGTGTATGGTTGATTACTACCTGCTGATTGGAATGTTACAGTAATATTTGCTTTTGCAGATGTTACTGATTTGGGTAAATAGTTTAATTCTTTAGCATGGGATACGATAGAAGATTTAAGCTGAGCTGAATCAAGGAAAGATTCAGACATAACCATATTTAAGTAGAATGCATTCTGAAACGTGTTATATGATAATAGATCAAGTAATACATTAATATTTGACCCTTCAAAATCATAGTCTTTAAAGTAAGCATTATTTTGAAGGTATTGCTTTAATGAGTTTTTGTATAGTAAGAAATCAAGACTAACAAGATCTTGTGATGTGTTGGCTGCCATATACTACCTAATTCTTTGAACGTTCAGTGACACCTGGAAATTCTGTCCTGGAATATTTATAATAGAAAAAATAATAGCTACATTGAGAGAGTTAAGATCAAGAGTTTCTGGTTGTATAATTATATCATTTATGATTGCTCTAGGTTCATAATAACTATACATATCTTGTAGGTCAAGCTTAATAGCATCAAACATACCAGAATCAAATAATTCAAATAAAGATGAACGAATTCTAGAACCTTTATTAGAGTTATAGAATCGCTCACCTCTATTAGTAAGAGTTATATTTTTGAGAGATTGTGCTACTGATTCTTCATTAGTAACTCTAGCTAGAACACCAGTAAATGGATTCTGATCAAAGTTAATAAGAAAATCTGAGTAGATCTCTCTCTTTTTTTGTTCTAGTGTATTCTTATCTGCTCTTGACATTTATTTTTTACGTCCAGGTTGATGGTGTTAATGGTGTACCTGGTGGCTGCCATTCTGTAACACCACCACCCTGTATCTTAGTTGATGTACCATATGTTACTACATCAGAACCAGATGATTGAACAACAGTATCTCCGTAAGATGTAACAGTAGTTTTACCAGCAGCTTTATACTGAGCATCACCACCAGTTGTTTCTATATTTATTGGGCCACCTGACTTTATATTTGTTGCTTCTTTAACATTTATATTTAAATTACCATCAACACCAAGATACAGATTACCTTTAGCTGAAATACCAGCCCCCGGTCCTAGCATAGTTATAGCTGTATTACCTCCAACAACAATACCTGCATCACCTGATACTTCTATATGGGCACCACCACCAATCTGTAGTTTAGAGTGTCCTTTAATATGAACATCATTATTCTCATCAACAGTAATAGTCACACCACCTTTATTATATTGTTTATTTTCTCCTATATTCATCTGGTAAAATTTACCATCAGGAAACCATTCACAATAAGAACCAGAAGGATGAAATACTTTAATACATTCTCTACCTTTTTGATTTCCAATTTCAAATCGTTGACCACCTTGTGTGTAATATACATGATGGTCAGGGTATGTTGATTGATCAGTTGTTTGTGTTTGTGCTCTGTTTCTATCAGTATCTTGTGTTACATTGCTCATACTGTATAAACTCCATTTAAATAATTTTCTTTCCAAGTTTTGTAGTCTAAAGTTTCATTACCAAATTTATCAAGAGGTTCTTTGTTAGTTATAACTTTATATATTCTTCTCAGTTCTTCTTCAAGATTCTGCTGATCTTGCTGTTGTGTTCCTTGATTGGTACTATTAAATGCTGATTGTATACCTTGTAGAGCACCTAATATATTACCTAAACCACCAACAGAATCTATCATTGGTATATTCAATGCTTGAGTTGCTGTTTGTTTAAGTTGCTCGAGCATACCTAATGCATTAGGTATTAATGAGGTAGCTCCAGCTAATTGCATGAATTGCTGAGCGTTACCAACTTGACCAAAATATTTTTCAACACCAATAGATTTAAACAACCCTTCAGGTACTTTAACTTGTCTTCGTCCTCCGTATATATCAGGAACTGGTGCTAGGTTTAATATAGCTTTAATAGGGTTTTGCTTAAATGCTTGAACAGTACTGTTTAATTTTAGCAATGCTTGTGTAGTACTAGGTAAATTTCTAAAATCAGTACCGTTAACTACTCCACGAGCTACATTACCGAGAGCAGAAATAATTTGTAAAGGTGATTTTGATGTTGCTGTATGATGTATATCTTGTTGTTTGTCATCTTTTTGATTATCTTTATTGACACCATCATTAGATATTGCACCTAATACAGACCATCCTTGAGCTCCCATATTAAGCAAGGTAACACGTGAACCCTTCATATATTTACCAGGAGGCCAAGATCCAACTTGTCTTATTTGCCCGCTACCTGGTTGTATGCAAGATATCCATTGTAGTTGTTCATCTGGAATTTGACCGATGTCATCCTGTTCACCAAAAATACGACATTTAAATCTACCCGCCTCTTCAGGATCTTTATCATCAACAACAAGAGCTTGAACAACAAAATTAGATTGAATTGGACCTGTTTTATTAGAAGGATTGTTACCATCAGATAATGACATTAGTTACCCCAATCTACACCATAAAAGTCTGTTATACCTTGAACTGCTACTGGTTTTCTATCTTTATTTTCAGAAAGTTCAGTAAATCTTAGCTCATGAATTAATCTAGGAACAAATAGTGTCTTTACTACTAGAGTATTGTTTTGAGTGCCGGTAGGGTACAAAACAACTATTCTCTCACCACATGTAACATTAAGACCAGTTTGCATTGGTACTGATACCCAGTATTTAGGTGCATATGTTAACTGTGTAATGAATCTATCTTCAGCTGTATTAAAACCACCAGGACCATTCTTATCTACCTGAGCAGGCTGTCTACGCTGATCAATAATAGACATTAATTGTCTACCACCATATTTAGTTGATTTAATAATACTCTTGAATGATTGTGCTAGTTGTTGAAATCCTACACCAGAACCAAAAAGATTACCAATCACACTATCAATAGTTAATCCTTTAGCAATGTACTCACCTGATTTTAGATCGAAAGCAGCATTTGATTTAAATAAACCATCAATCTCAGAACCAGCTGTACCTGTTCTATCTTCTCCTGGAGGTGATAAAGGTTTCAGATGATGTACCTGATTATATGCAGTAGCAGCTTTATCCCATTTTGCTTCAAGGGCAAAATCTTGAAGAAAGCTTTCAGTAACATTTGCTTCCTCAATTAAGTATTGCAGAGGAGATATTACATGACCATATTTATCACGATAATAAACAGCAGCACATGTCTTATATTGTGCATATACCACAGCATCTAGAATATCATGTATAGCTTTAATTGGCTTTTTATTATTGACAATATGAGGCACCTGTGTCTGGGCTAATAAACCTAGTGATTGAGGTTGAACACGAATACCTCCATGACCAGCTTGCATATATTGATTATGTATCTGTTTAGCAGCTTCTGTACCTACTATATTGCTAAAGCTTCTTTGAACAACGTTTGATTTATCGTTGTAGTATTCTTGCCCCATCAATGATATAGTATGTATTAATGAGTTTTTAGATCTAGGCTTAGACTCATATGAGTATATTCTAAAGTCTTCGTTGTATGGTTTAGTCTTTCCTCCATCAGATCTAGGTGCTTCAAATCCTATCTGAACGGGCGCACCTGGATTGAGAAAGGTATCTCCAGCATTATATTGTGTTTCTATAATTAGCTGACCTGTAAAGTAAGCTTTACATATATCTTCATATATTCTTAGTTCCTGAATATGGTAATTAGGGAGCCCATTATTATCAGTATGGGGAAGACCATTAATATAACAATAGTTAAATTTAACTCGACCAGGTTCAATTAATGACATTATTGTTCTTTACTCATATTAGTTAATAGGTCAACGTTTTCATTTAATGTATTAGCAATCTGTTGCACAATCTGCTGGTGAGGGCCAGATGCTATTAAATTGATGTTCTTTTTTTGCTCATTTAAATTAACCTCATAATCAAAACATGTTACTGGTGACCAGTATACTTCCTCATCAAGAGATATATTCTGAGTAACAATAGAGCTATTATTAGAAGTACAATTGCTTGAAGATTGAGTTCCATTGATTATAACGCTGTATGTTGAGTTAGAGTAAATATCACCTGTTACAGACTGTACTAGTATATTAGTCTGATTAGCATAACAAACCTGCCCCTGTCCAATAACAGAAGTAACAAGCTTGAAATCTACAGGTTCACCTACAATAAATGTATTAGCTGATTGATACTGAATATCATAATTTACGATTCTGTTAGTATTAACTATAGAATCATCCTGCTTTCTAGAATATGATATGATCTTTCTACCCATACCCCAGTCAGGCTTATAGTACTTTTTAAGCTTCTGTTCAAGATTATTCTCATAAAAGGAAACAGTTAGAGAAGTATCATCATTACTCCAGTTATTCTGATAATATTTAATTAGACGAATACTATTTTCGAACGATTCATATTTCTCTCGTAACATTGATTGAAACTGCTGATCATTCAAATACCATTCATAATACGGATCAACAACTTTATTTGTTAGATATACTAACCAATCTAGTTCACTATCCTCATAATAGTATTCAGATACGTGATCTGGTCTCAGGTGGGATTTAAGTTCATAAGGATAAAAGATATCATAGTTACCTTGAATATCAGTATTGTTGTCAATAGAAATTCTTCTAGAGAGATCTTTGCAAATAGAATTTCTGTAGTATATGTTTGGAAACTTTTCGAAATATCTGCTCATTTATTTTGGAATCCGTACATGCCGCTATATGAAATAGAATCAAATGGATTACTTGTTGGCTGTTGCATAGAGCTCTTAAAATTTTCTTGTATCCATACTTCTAATTCCTTGCATTGAAGGTGCATATGTACTGCTTCAGGTACTGATTCTCCATCTACTTTATAAAATGCTGTACCTGAAGGAGCATAATTAATTGTAATATTTTCAATAACACATGGTTTAAACTTATATAAATATTTGGGTGATGGGTTAAATGCCATTAGATATATTCTTGGAAATTTTAAAACCAATTTTACACCAAAAGCTTCCCATGAACCTTCAGGGTGTGAGTATTTTTTTAAATTAAATATAATCATGTTTAATTCATCTGATTCTTTTTTAGTTTTAGGTGCTAAAATAAAATCCAATGAAAATCGTTGAAATTGTGGTATATCTAATGTAACCATATTAAGATTATTTAAAGATAATCCACCTCCACTTAATGTCTTTATAGCAGCTTGACCGGCCCCTTGAACACTTTGCAGTAGGAATTGACCTGCAGTTGCTACGACACCACCTTTTACACCTCCAGCTAAATTACCTCCAGCGGCTACTAGAGCCCCAATAGAACCAATAATATTAAAACCATCATTGTAGTTTATCGATTTAGAATCTGTTAATGTTCTTGGTAAAGGTAGTACATATATTTGCTGAAGCTGTCTTGCAGTTACTCCTGTAATACTATATTCATATATAGAAAAATGGTGTTTAGGTATATCACCTGGAAAAACATACGTTGAAATACTATTGTTATCATAACTGCTTGCTATTTTATCAGCAACACTTTGAGGTGACGGATATCTTGTATTAGCTAGATCGCCTAGTGTTTGAGTATTTTGAACTATCTGTAGTGCTACATCTTGAAATGCTGTTGGCATTGAAATCCTTTGTGATATATTATATAAATATTTATAAACTAATTGTAAAGAGCTCTATGAGAACCAAAAAATTATACCAGGGTATATTCAAGCCCAAGAATCCTAGTAAGTATACTGGCGATGTTAATAATATTATTTATCGCTCTGGATGGGAACATAAATTCATGCAGTATTTAGATTCCCATCAAGATATACTTGAATGGTCTTCTGAAGAATTGGCTATACCATATCTATCACCTGTTGATAATCGATATCATCGATATTTTCCTGACTTTATTGTTAAGAAACGTAACAAAGAAGGTTTGATAGAAACACTTATCATAGAAATTAAACCAAAGTCACAGACCAAAGAACCAGCAGTAAAGAATAAGATTACTAAGCAATACCTTCACGAAGTGTTTCAATGGGGAACAAATCAAGCTAAGTGGAAGGCTTGCGAACAATACTGCACCAAAAGAGGTTTTAGATTTTGTATATTAACAGAACACGAGCTAGGAATTAAATAATGGCTAAGACATTATATGAACAGTTGCTTGAGCAAATTTCTAATATAACAGAAAATATTAGAAATAAAGCCATGCAAGTATATCAGTCTATTGGTAATAAACTACGTTCTTCTACTACCAATGGCAATCAGTTCATGCAGCGTGATAAAGATAGATTATATTCTAAGCTGCAACCTATTCATATTGGTAGACTTATAGCTTTCTTCTATGATCCAAAGCTTAAGCAAGAACTACCATACTATGATAGATTACCTCTAGTTATACCTTTCTCATTTGAAAAAGATGGTTTCAGAGGAATTAATTTTCACTATCTACCTCCTGTTCTTAGAGCTAGATTGCTTGACTTAATGACAAATAGCTCATATTATAAGAATTATGATAATGAGAAGCGTAGAATACAAATAAGATACGGAATACTGCAAGATATATGCGGCGGCCGAAGACCGCAACAGCGACGACCTGCTCGCAACAATTTATTTACACCATGTATTAAGAAGTATCTTTACTCACATGTTAGATCGAGATATTATGTGTTATCTCCAGAAGAATGGCAGGCAGCAGTCCTTCTAAATATAGAGAGATTTGAAAAGAAATCAGCTCAATATGTCTGGAGAGAATCTCTTCGCAAGATAGGTCAAAGATAATATGCCAGGTTTTAATATAAACGAATTTAAATCACAATTAAATGACAGAAATGGTTTGATGCGTTCAAATCGTTTTCTTGTTACAATGACTCCACCTGCAGTAATGAATGGTGGAATTGAAGAGTTTAGATCTTTTGAATTCTGGTGTGAATCGGTTACATTACCTGGTTATATGATATCATCATATAGCAATAAAAGATATACATATGGTCCTGATGAGAAGAGACCTGCAATACCTGTTTACCAACCTATACAATGTGTATTTAATAGTGATGGAAAAGGTAGTTATCTTCAATTTTTTAACAAATGGCTTCAGTATATTATGCCACATGATTGGTACAATTCATTCAATCAAAAGTCATTTTATGGTGGCAGCATGTATGAGTTAGAGTATAAAGCTAATTATGCTACAGATGTTAATATTTTAGTATACGATATGTCAGGTAATGTTTCTTTACAGTATGTTATTAAAGAAGCTTTTCCTGCTCAAATATATGATATACCATTTAACTGGGCTGATAATCAAAATACTAAGTTTCAGGTAAACTTTGAATATGTAGATTGGATTCTTTATAATGAAATAAGGGATACAGCTCCAGATAATCCCAATACAGCTACACCACCTCTAAACCCACCCAAACCACGAGAACCAGTACCACCAATAGGTAATCCAGCTGGAGACCCCTGGGGAAATTAATTTATTAACATAAGGAGAATATACAATGGCTTTACCAAAAATTCAACACCCACTTTTTGATTGTGAAATTCCATCTCTCAAGAAAAAAGTTAAATTTAGACCAATGCTAGTCAAGGAAGAGAAAATTCTTCTGATGGCTAAGCAATCAAATGAGAAGAGCGATCAGATAAACTCTATCAAGCAAGTATGCAATAACTGCATTCAGGATAAGGTTGATATCGATCAGCTACCATTATTTGATATAGAGTATCTCTTTACTAAGATACGTGCAGCTTCTATCTCTAATAAAGTAAAGGTATCATACAAAGATAACGAAGACGAGAAAGTGTATTCGTTTGATATAGATCTCGATAAAGTAGAAGTTAAGTTTCCTGAAGGAGTTGAATCAAAACTTGAGGTTGGAGATAGCATATATCTCACTCTTAAGTATCCTCCAGTATCACTCTATACAAACTCTGAGTTCTTCAATCTTGATGATACTAAGATTTTTGAAACTGTTGTACAAGCTTCTATGGATAAGATCTATGAAGGTGATAAGCTTTATGATTGTAAGCAACAGACCAAAGAAGAACTACAAGAGTTTATTGATTCAATACCAGCAAAACAGTTTGAACAGATTCAAAACTTCTTAACCAATGTACCTTCATTATTCTATGAGATTAAATACTCTAATTCAAAAGGTACAGATAGAGTCATACAACTACAGACGTTAGAAGATTTTTTTACGTTTGGATGAACCATAATACTCTAGAGAACTACTATAAGGTACTGTTCTCTATGGTTCATCACTATAAGTATCTGATAAGTGATCTTGAAAACTTGCTATGCTTTGAGCTTGATCTATATCTAAGAATGATCAAAGACCATAATGACCAAGTAAAAGAACAACAAGAGCAAGAGAGGCTTAGACAAGAAGCCTTAGCAAGAAGAAGGTAATAAATTGGCAAGTATTACAAATTTTTTAGATTCCCAGGCAAAAAAACGTATTGACTCTTATGAAAAAGTTGTTCAGAGATCAGAAAACCCTGGTTTTATTGAACGGCTTTTTACAAATATATCTGGTAAATCATCACGTCAATGGATGGAAACAGGTATATCAGGTGCTCTGCTTGCTAGTAGCTATAAACGATTAGGTAAAATATCTGATCAAAATTATGATAAAAATAGTCTTTCTGATACTGGAGTGTCTGATTATAAAAATATAACGTTAGGTATTACACGCATAAAGGAACTAAAGACTGATATTGGTCCTGTTGATAAGAAAATAGGAAATAAATTTACTCAATCAGTAGAAAATTTCAATAAGCCGGGTGAAACTGGTATTACAAAACAATCTTTACAGCCTATATTTAGTTCTATACAGAGTGTACGTAACTGTCTAACAAAAGCAGAAAAAAAAAATCTTATTAAAAAAGAAGGAAAGAATAAAAAGAAGATATACATCAATCCAGATATGAACGTTTTTTCACAAGGAAATATTCTTCTTGACTTTAAATTTTTATCTGTTGAGACCCAAGAAAGCTAAGCTATTTATACCAGATGTAGCTAGTAAATTAGATTTACCAGAGTCTCTTATAGAAGATTTGATAGACTACTATTGGGGGGAAGTTAGAAAGTCATTGTCTGGATTAAAGCATCAACGTATTCATATTACTAACTTAGGTGACTTTACATTAAAGCATTGGAAGTTGGATGAAAAGATACAAATGTTAGAAAAGTGGGAAGAGAATAATAAACAAAAAGGAATGCAGCAAATGACAGCTAGATTTAAAACAGCTGAAA